GATCGTTGCTGCAACGCGTGCAACGACACCAAGGTGATCCCCGCACGACTGGAGTGGCTGTTCGGTGGTCGGTAGCCAACACACCTGCCCGCAGTGCCACGGGGTGATCTGCGCCACCAAACGCATCCCGCTGGAGGTGTCGATCAAGAACCACATGGCGTCATGCCCGGCCGTCCCGAAGGTCAAGAAGTGACCCTCGGGTGGAGCGACCGGGTCGAGCAGATCAAGCAACGGATGGCCGACAAGGACAAGCCGACCTACACAGATCAGGACGGCAACGATGTCCCGCTGTGCATCGTCTGCATGTACTACCGAGCGACGCACGGTGCGTACTGCGAACTGTGCTCAGCCGTCCTCGGAGAGGATGTCGTCGGTCGGTACAAGGGCGAGCACCCCAGCTACGGCAGCCGCTACGCCGCTGACCGCAGAGAACACGAGGGCCAGCATCGACACGTGCGAGACGAACGTGACTTCATCGAGCCAGCCCTTGGCGGCAGCCATCCACCAGATGATCAACGACGCGACGAGCATCACCGCGTTGACGACGATCGAGGTGATCGCGACCGGTAGCGCCAAGCGCCGGATCAGAGCGATCACTTCTGAAGAGTAAGCGAAGTAGCCCCTCACCTCCTGGAGGTGGGGGGCTTCTTTGTGCCCATGATCAGGGGATGGCGGAGATTTGGTACCCCTCGTACGTTCGTGAGTTCGCAGCCTGGGTGTTGATCATCGGGTTTGCGCTACTCCTGACCTGGCCGGGCAGTAGGGACTAGCGTTCGCCCATGTACATCGGTGGTGGTGTTCTCCTGTTGGTCCTCATCATCATCCTGATCGTCATCCTGGTGCGGAGGGTCTGATGCCTGCTGAGGAGTTCACCAAGAAGGCCGACACTCCGAAGAAGAAGCACCACTGGGAGGCCGTGTACAACGGGGCCAAGAAGGCAGGCAAGTCCCCGGCATCAGCCATCAAGATCGCCAACGCCGCGGTCGCCAAGCACGACTGGAAGCCAGGATGACCGAAGAGGACAACGACCTCAACGATCCCGAAGATGCCTACGACGCCAGCGACCCACCGAAGGAGCGACTGCTCAACTTCGCCCGCCGGTTGAACTGGTTGATCGACCGGGACGAGACGTTCCGTGAGCGCCTCGAACGGTTGCGCGACGACATCGATCGCCTGCGCAGTGAGATGACTGACTGATGGGGTCGATCTACTACGACCTCCTGACCGAGGCCCTTCAGGAAGCAGGTGTGCAGTGTCAGGTCAACGACATCAACGAAGGGTGGGAGCGGCGGTCGCGATCCTCGGGTGGCTTCTCCTCTCCACCATTGGGAGTCTGCTGGCATCACACCGCCTCCGCCGCCTCGGTGAACAGCGACTTGAGCTACATGATCAATGGGAGTCCGGACCGACCGATTGGGAACATGCTCCTGGATCGGGATGGGATCGTGTGGCCGATTGCTGCGGGATGTGCGAACACGCAAGGCAAGGGCGGGCCAACTGAGTTCTCTCGTGGCACCGTGCCCCTCGACCAGGGCAACACCACGATGTGGGGCATCGAGGCACAGAACAACGGTGTCGGTCAGGCGTGGCCGGTCAATCAGATCGACGCCTACTTCCGTTGCAACGAAGCGCTGGCCGGACTGTTCGGCAACGTCATCACCGACTGCATCAGCCACCAGGGCTATGCCCCTGACCGCAAGATCGATCCCGCCACCGCCAACGCTGTCGAGGGTCCCTGGCAGCCAGCCTCGATCAACTCCTCGGGAACGTGGAGCTACTCCGACATCCGCGCCGAGGCGTGGAACCGTGCTGGCTCAGCCCCCACCCCACCTACCCCCACACCACAGGAGGACGAGATGGCCACGGTGATCCTCGCCGTCGAAGGACGCAACGCCCAGTTCATCGGACAGGGACCACTGCTCGCTGACGGCACGGTGCACAACCTGTTCGTCACCTGGTTCGGTCCCGGCCCGGACAGCGATTTCCTCAACGACCACCGCAACGCACCGGACACCAAGGTCCAGCCGGTGCTGCAGTCCACGCTGAAGCGCGACATCATCCTGCTGGGCAACCCGGAAGAGATCGACGACTCGACGGGTCGTTGGGCGGAGACGGACTTCTACCGAGTCATCCGGTCGTGAGTGAATGCCGCCATCATCGGCGGCGGCGCGCTGATTCTCACGCTGCTGGTGTGGGTCATCCTGCACCACGCCCGACCAGCGGTGAAGGTGGAGATTGGGGTCAGGGCGTGGATCAACCTGTTCCGACCGCCTGAGCTACCCGTGCCAGATGATGATCAGCGCCATCAGGACGGAACAGACGGCGAAGGTGATGAAGACCCAAGCGCTGTCACCCCTTAGCACACACCCAGTAGACCACTACAACAGGAGCAATCCGAGGGATGCTGCCGCCAGCCCTGCGGCGACGAGCGTGGCCCACAACGTCTTGACGCCGTAGGCCATCACCGCAGCAATGACGAAGACGATGAGGGCGATCAAGAAGCAGATGTCTGCCGCAACGAGATGCCCGTGCGTGATGCCCTCATCGGCCCCGAACATCAGCTGACTTCTTCTTGCGCGTCCGCTGCCTCGTCGCTGCCTGCATGGCCTGGCTCAGCGAACTGCTGCGCCTCGTTCTTGTTGAACGTCGGGTCCTGCATCGGGTCGTACTCCTCACCCACTGCACGACCGGTGCGCGGGTCGACTTCCTCGCCGCGCGTGCTGGTGGCGCGCGATCCCTTGCCGGTTGAACTCTCGGGCTGCCTGCCCTTGTCCTTCGGCTGCGTCGAAGCTCCGTCCTTCACCGTGCCGTCCGCGTCCCGCTCTTTGTCCTGGTCCTTGGTGGTCATCTGTCCTCCTTGATGGATGCTGATTGGTACCCACGCTGCCATGTCACGACGCCTGCACACGGCCCATCGCCCGCTGGCGACTGACCTCGTCGAGCATCGCGTAGTACTTGCGCAACGCCTCCGCCTCCTGCTGCTTGGGTGACAGCTGACGGATCGGGACGCCGACGAACCGACCATACGATTCGAGCAGGCGCGCCGGGTCGGAGGTGCCACCGACCGCACCCGGCGCGAGACGAGCGACCCGATCAGCGATCGGGTTGATCGACCGCATGAAGTTCATCCAGTTGTCGGAGACCTGGCCTGCCTCGTTGACCTGACCGAACAGCGAACCGAGCGCAGCCTGCGGTGCACCGAAGATCCCGCCCACCTCGTGGTAGTCGTTCGGCCCGTACTCCCGGCCGGTGAAGGAGTCCTTGCCGTACATGAAGTCGAGCGGCGCACTGAACGCCGGGTTGACCGAGTTCATGAAGGCCAGTGGCTTCTTCATCGACAGCGTGTCGGTGATGTTCTCGATGTCCTGGCCCATGCGCGTGAAGCCGAAATCCGGCTGGAGGTAGGCAGGCCGACCACCCATGTCGAACGGCAGGCGCCAGGTACCCAGCCCCTTCCAGTACTCCGGCTCGTTCTCTTCCTTGGCACCCTCGAAGTTGCGCTTGATGTGTCCGTACGCCGCGTACGCCGCCGGGTTGGTGAAGATCTCCTGCAGCTGCAGCGGCAGGTTGCGGGACATGAACGTCCAGAACGGGATGAGTCGCTTGGCCTGCTCGTCGAAGGCGGAGACCTCGGCGTAGTTGAAGTGCACCCGACCGATGCGCCGCACCGCCGAGGCCACCGTCTCGCCACGGTCCATCGAGTGCAGAGCCATGCCCAGGCGCAGCCCACCCTCGACCTTCTCACCCCAACGCTGGAACCCACGGGTAGCGAAGTTGTTCGACAACTTGTCGTAGATCCGGTTGGCCGACTTGCCCGCCACCCCAGCCTCGGCCACCCGACCACCGGCACCGGAGGCGAACGACGCAGCGAACGCGTCCTGGATACGCCGTGGCTGCTTGTCCAACCACTCGACACCACCACGCTCGAACTTGCGCCACAGCTTGGCGCCCTCCAACTGGGTGCGCAGGCCGACGCCATCGGCGGTGTTCATGAACATGCCGGACAGGGTGTTGCGTACCTGGAACCCAGGGCTCAGCGTGGCGTAGGTCTTGAACAGGTTGGTGAAGGCGTTGAGCGTGCGACCGAACAGGCCCGGCTCCTTGCTGATCTCGTACACGTTCTGCAGCGCGGCAGCCAGACGGTGATCGATGATCACGTCACCCTTGGCCAACAGCCCGTCGTGCATCGCGCGCCAGTTGTCGTTGAGCACGGCACGGAAGACGTCTTCGAGCTTGCCGTCCTTGGCCATGTCCTCCAGGTTCTTCACCTGGAAGCGGAAGCGCTCGGTCTTGGCGATGCGCTCCAACGCTTCCTTGTGCGTGTGCAGCAGGGACTCGGCAGCGTTCAGCTGTGCGTTGTCGAGCAGCGGGTTGGCCTTGGCGATGTCCTCCAACTGCTCGATCACCGACAGCAGTTCCTCGTTGCGTGACCGGGCGGGGGTCTTCATCACCCGATCCTTCAGGTCGGTCAGTTCCTTGCGCTTGCGCAGCAGGGACTCGCGCTCGGTCAGGTCCTGCTTCAGGTTGGCGAAGACCTTCTGCTCTTCGGAGATGGCACCGACCGCCTCGTCCCGCTCGGCACCGAACTCCTTGTTGATCCGCTCCTTGGCCTCGGCCGACTTGAACGGCACCTCGCTGGCGTACTGCTCCTCGACCTTGCGCGCATCCTCCAGTGGCTTGACCACCTTGTTGTGCAACTCCGAGCCGGGGACGATGTTCTCCGTGCCCGGCTGCAGCTGCGACGCCAGGTAGTTGGTGGCCTGCTCCTCGGTGCGTGGCGGTGGGATACCGACCAGCTGCCCGGTCTCCGCCGACACTGCGCTGTTCTTGAACGCCTCGGGCTGCGGTGGCGTGGTGATCCGCTCGACGTGACGCTCCTGCCCCGGCCCCAATCCACCGAGCGGCTCGGTCCACCGTGGGCTGGGCTCGGGGGTGTTGGCAGCGAAGCGCTCGCGCTGCTTGGCGTGGGTCTTCGCCTGGTTCAACGCCTCACGCTCGGGCAGGGTGGCGGCACGGACGTTGGCCTTGTACCACTCCTCGGCAGAGAGGATGTCGCTGGTCCCCGGCTGGCGGTTGATCTTGGCGGTGACGGCAGCACGGCGGCTGCGCTCACTACGCGCCACTCCACCCATCGCCTCGGCGTAGGCGTCGGGCGTCATCGGTGGCAGAGCAGCACGCTGTGCCTCGGTCGTGGCCAACCCTCGGGCCATGTTGTCGCGGGCGTACTCGGTCGCCTCGCGCAGTGAGGGGAAGCTGTCCCACTCACCGTTGGGCAGGGTGACATCCCACTTCGGCTGCTTGCTGGCCCGGTCCACGTCGATCGAATAGATCTCACCGGTCTCGGGGTGCTCCAAGACGAAGTGACCCTGGCCGTGCTTGACCGCCTTCACCTCTTCCGGCAGGCGCGGCTTGACCAGCGCGCCTTCCTCGAACAACTCCGGGTCGACCACTCGGCCCGGCGCCTGCTGCTTCAGGGCCAGGCGCTTCGCCGCTGCGTCGCGCGCCGCCTGGGTGGCCGACTCGCTGACGGTGCGTGGCCCCATCTTCAGGCGTGCCTTGGCATCCTGCACGACAGCCATCCGTCGCTCGAACTCATCGGCCGGGAGACGCGCCTCGTACTGCTCGGTGATACTGCGCACGGAGCGGCTGTAGTCCGCCTCGATCTGGTTGCGCTGCCGATTCATCTCGCCCGGCGGCTTGTCCTTGCCTGACTTCAGCTTCAGGTCTTCGAGTGCGCTGTCCCTGGCACGAGTCGCCTTGGCCAGACGCTCCTCGTACTCCTTGGGCGTCATCGAGCCCTCGTAGCGCAGCTTGTGGAGCAGCTTCTCTTCGGCCTCCAGCTGACGTGCCTTCTCCACCTGCTGACGGGAGTGGGGACGAGGCACCTCGGCTGCCTTGGCGGCGAGTTCCTGCTCGGCGGTACGCACCTGGTTGGTGCTCTCCGTCGGCCAGGTCTGGCGCCCTACCTCCGGGCCGGAGCGGACGATCGACTCGCGCTGCTGGGCACGAGCATCACGACCAGCCCGAGCAGCCTCGACCGCAGCGCGCTCCTCCTTCGTCGCGTTCTCCAACTCCACCGCGTAGCGCGCCTGCTCCTTGTTCCAGTTGTCCATCTGCACATAGGGGTGCAGGTTGCCGTGCGGACTCATCCGATCTTCGATGACACGGATGCGCGACTGAGCGTTGGCCCAGTCCATCCACCTCTGCCACTCGGGGTTGATCGTCGACTTGGTCAGCGCCGGGCGTTGCACACCGTTGACGTTCATCCAGGCGGGGACGTTCGGGTTGTCGAGGAACTTCGGTGGCGCGTCGGTCGGTCCGTCGTACGCGGCGACGAGTGCCTTGGCCTCCTCCAGTTCCCGCTTGGCTTCGCCGTACGTGCCCTTCTGGTGGAGCACGTCCTTGATCTCGACCTTGCTCGGGTCCAGCCACACGGTGACCGGGTGCTCGGTGGTTCCCAACCGACGCCCACCGGTGTGCGTCATCGCCACGTAGCCGTCGTCGCGCAGGCGCTTGTTGAGTTCCCAGGCGAACTGGTCAGCCATCTCCTTGCTGATGAGGTCGACGTTGGGGTCGGCAGCCTCCTTCAGGAGGCCGATGAATGCGAGCATCGCATCCTCGCCCGTCGAGTTGCCGCCAAGGCCATCGACCACGGTCTTCTGGAAGCGGTTGAGCGGGTCGGTCAACAGGCCGTTGGCGTTGTACGGAGCGATCTCGCGCTCAACGATCTCCATCATGTGATGACGCAGGTTGTAGTCAACCTTCTTGTCGAGATCGAGCTTCGGACCCTTCGGCCCCTCCATCCGGTACACCTCGTTCGATGGAGCGAAGGTGTCCGCTTGTCCCTTGATCCGGCTGTAGTCGATGCCCAGCTTCTCGTTCTCCGTGGTGTACGTCCCCGGACCGATGAGGTTGCCGGTCGACTTCCCCTTGTCGTCCTCGAAGAGGCTGACCCGAGTCGACGTGCCGTGGAAGTACTGCGGCGGATCGACCTCCTTCAGGTGCTCGGCCAGGGCGTAGTCGTGCGCCGCTTCGAACGACAGCGTTGCTGCCTTGGTCTCACCATCGGGACCGACTACGCGCCAGCGCGGCTGGCTGACCTTGCGCGTGCGCTGACGCATCGGTCCGGTGTCGCGCACCTTCAACAACGACGTCTCCGGCTTGGTCGGCTCGATGCGCCAGTTGCCCACCTTGTACCGACTGCGCCCCGCCTTGTCCGTCCCGTTGTGCTGGACGAGATCGCGGGCCGGGTCCTTGGCCGGGTCCCAGCCGACACGACGCAGTGCATCACGTGCCGTCTCGACCTCGTCGATCAGCTTCTGCTCGGAGCGCCGGATCTTCCCGCCCTTGGTGAGCAGCCGACCATCCTCGCGCGACGACTCCAACGCACGGATCGCCTCGGTGTAGCGGTCCTTCATCCGCTGGTACTCGGGGTGCGACTTGAAGCCCGTCTGCTCCATCGCCCTGTTCAGCACGTCCGGCTGGGACGGCTCGGGCTTGGGGACCGTCTTCTCCTTGGCGGCGAGCGCGGCCTCCTTCTCCGCCAGGTCGCCGTTGATCCACGCCCGGCGCTCCTCGATCTCCGCCCGCAGCCGGGAGCCGACGTTGCTGACGTGCTCCTCCAGGTCGGCACGGACCTTGGTCAGCTTGCGCAGTTCGGCAGCCAGTTCGTTGTCGACCTTCTTCGACTCACGTGTGATCTTGCCGTTCCACACCCGGTTGGTGTTCGACAGTTCCTTCTTCAGGAAGGCGATGTGATCGTCGACGTTGGCCAACACCGTGACCAACTCGTCGGCGTCGTCGCTGGTCATCTTGCCGAGCTTCAGCTTGGCGCTCTTGGCGTACTCCTGGTACTTCTCGATCTGCTTCTGCAGTGCCTTGATCCGCGGGTTGCCTGCCTTGGCCTCGTTGCGCAGCCCCTCGCCCCACGTGCGGCGCAGGGTGCTGGCATCCTCCTGCGCCTTCTCGTACACGTCGCTGGCGTCGTTGGCGAAGTCCCGGCGCCACTGCTTGCCCGCACCCTGGACGTCCTCGGCCAGCTGCTCGGTCAGCTTGACGTCCTTCTCCTTGCGGAAGTACTCGCTCGTCGGCTCGGCCGGGGACGGGGCGATGTCGTCCACCCCAGTGCCGGATTTGTAGCCCTCGGCGGTGACGTCGGTGACGCGGCGGGCGTAGGGCCGCTGGGCCAGCGTCTCGTTCATCTTCTGGTACTCGTCCCACAGCAGGCCGTCGAGCGTGCGGACGAACGGGGACTTGGTGTTGGCCAACTGCTGGCGGGCGAAGTGCGCGCCCGCATCGTTGGAGATCGAGTCGAGGTACGACTCACCGATCGTCTTGATGTCGGTCGAGTAGAAGTCGCCCTTCCACTCGGGGAACGCCTCGTGCATCGCCTCGTTCTTGGCGGCGACGCTGTTGCCCTTCAGCTTGACCTTGCGCCCGGCGAAGTCGAACTCGGCCTCGGCCACGCCCTCGGGCAGGCGCAGCTTGCGCGACTTGTCGATGTAGTGGCTGGCTTCGAGCAGGTCGTCCTTGACGATGTCGTTGGCCCGCATGAACGACTGGACGAACGGGTCGTCCGGGTTGGCCAACATGAACCGCCGCCACTCCGAGTCGAGCGTGTGCGGCAGGTAGGTGTCGGCGTCGATCGACGAGACCAGCTTGCGGCCGGTCAGCTTCTCGTGCTCACCGATGATGTCCTTGAACAGCTGGTTGACCCGGTTGCCGTTGGGCGACGTCTCCGCTTCCTGGACCAGCTTGGCGATCTCCGCGTCGCTGTACTTGTCGCGCAGTTCACGGATGGTCTTGCTCAGGTACGTCTTACCCCTGGCCTTCATCACGTTCTTGCCGATGTCCAGCTGGTTACGCACGAACACGTTGTTCAGCGCGAGCTCGGCATCCACCTCGGACGTCCCCGCCCGACGCATCGCTGCGTACGACGACTCCTGTCCCTTGGGGACCCGCATGTTGCGGACCTTGTTCCAGGTGCCTTCCTTGGGCAGCTTGTCGAGCAGGTCGCTGGTCTTGGCCCGGCGCGCACCGCCCGCGTCCTTCCACACCTGACGCAGCGCCTCGCTGCCGGGCAACTCCACGCCGATGCCGCGCACCGAGATGCCGCCGGTCTTCACACCGAGGTCAGCCTTGGCTGCCGGGGACATCGACTCGAAGCCGCGCTTGATCCCCTTGCTCACCTCGCCCCGATGCTTGCGCCACAGTTCGGGGTTCTCCGTCGCCCACTCCGAGGCGAGGTTCATCCGCTCCTGCAGGTTCTTCGGCAGCGGGATCTCCGCCTCGGGCCGACCGACACGAGGCCGGTGGATGTCGTCAGCGAAGCGGGCCTCGGCCGAGCTACGCCCTGCAGCCTGGCGGGCGATCTCCTCCTCCGCAGTACGCACGCCGGTCGGCAGCGCCGAGGCCGAGCGCTCCAACGCCTCAGCTGTCGCTCGCTCCGACGTCATCAGGGCGCGCTGCGCCTCCGGCAGGGCCAGTCGTTCACCACGACCGATCGCCTTCAGCGCATCCTCGGCAGCGATGGCCGGACGGGTGACGGTGCCCCCGCCTTCGAGCAGCATCAGCGGGTCGTTGAGGATGTCGGCGCCGAGGCCCTGGAACCTGTTGCCCCACTGGTTGCCGGTCGACGTCTGGATCTGTCCGTGGCCGAAGTCGCTGCGCGGGGCCAGCCGCTCCAGCACGCTGCGCTTCTCGGCCCGCGCCTTCTCTGTGTCGACACCCACCGGGGATAGCGGGATCACCTTGGCCAGGAAATCGAGGGCGCGCATCACCGGCTGGGCGTTGCCACTGTCGTCCTGCACGCCGAACGGGTCCTCCAGCGCCTCGGCCATGCCACGCGGCAGGTGCGAGGACAGTTCCTCCTTGCCGACAGCGATGGCCTTCATCGGTACCGACAGCACCTCGGCCGGGGCCAGAGCCACCTTGGTGATCGGGTTGTCGATGACCGAGGCGATGCCCTTCTTCCACCACGGCAGCTTCTTGTACGCCGCGTCCTGCGCTTCCTTCTGCGCCTTGGCCGCAGCCTCCTGAGCGCGGGCTTGGGTGGCCTTGTCTGATTCAGCTTGGACGTATGGGTCAAGAGCACCCCACCGACCAGCAAGCGCGGGCGTTGCCTTGCGCCCCGCTCGCGCTTGCTGTGGGGTCGGGCGAACTGGGGCTGGGGCCGGGCGTCCGGTGAAGCCAGCCGGGAGTTGCCGAGCCGGAGAGTAGATCTGGATCTGGCCCGGCGTTGCCATTACCTGTAGATCCCCGCCGTGCGGGCAGCCATCATCCGACCAGCGAGCGTGTCACTCAGCGGGGTGCGCCCGGTCGAAGCCAGGCCCATCATCCGCGCTCGTGCCAGCTGTCGCTGCATCGACGTCTCGCTGGAGTTGCTCGCTGCCTGGATGCCGGGGACGGTCTTGGCCGCAGCCTTGCGGGCCATCTCCACCCGCTGCCTGGCGGGCACCAGGTCGGCCGCAGTGAACACCTTGCGGTCGCTGCCGACTTGCGCCAATCCGGGGATCAGCTTCTCCAGCACACCGAAGTCCATCCCTGGCACCGTCGCACCAGGCGCACCGAAGTCGAAGTTGGTGTCGGCCGTGATCCCCGCACCCATCTTCACGCCAGGCTTCAGCTTGGTCGACGTGACCCCGTCCTTGGTGGTGTTCTCGACCGACCAGGTCTGCCCACTCGGCTGGGTCTGGTTGATCGACAAGCGGGTCGGGTTCCCTTGCTTGTCGATGTCCATGTACCAGTGGGCGGGGATGGTCTTCATCGGAGTGGACGGCTGACCCTTGGCCTTGGCGTCCTCGATCTGCTGCTTGACCACCTCGTAGTTGACCGGCGGGGCGTACAGCCCACCCGGCTGCATCCCCATCCCGTTGATGATCGGACCAGGCATGTTGACCGACCGATCGGGGACGACGACCGCACCCTGCATCGGGTTGTTCGGGTTGTACGCCTCCTTGTCGACCACCTGATGCTCCGGCCACAGGTTCGCCTTCGTCGCCTGGTTGTACGCCTTCTCCAGGATGTCCATCTGACTCTGCGCTCCGCCGAGTTCGTCACGTGCCTTCTGGTTGGCGGCGAGCGCGTCCTGGCGAGCGAAGTCCTCCTCCATCCCTTGGCCCCGGTACTGCCACGGAGCCACGGCGTCCTGCATCGAGGCGATCTGGTCGGGGTCGCTGTACTGCTTGTTGGCGTAGGGCAGTCCGTACTTGTCGAACCACTCCATCGTCGGGGTCTTCTTCTCCTTGGCCCCGAGGTAGCTCAGCCCGGTGACCGGGTCGGTGTAGCCAGCGACCGGATCATTGGCCAGTTCCTTCTGCCACCCACGAGACACCTCGTCGACGTCGGAGAGATCGAACGAGTTGGCCACACCCTGCGCCGTCGACAGGTCCTTGTTGATCGGCTTGACCGTCGGGTTGGCGCTCTCGCCCTGCGTCTCGTAACGCGGGGTCAGCGAGCCACGCAGTTCCTCACGCAGCTGCAGCGCACCCTCGTCGGCATCGTCGGGCGTCATCACCGCCTTCAGCAGTGCGCCCTTGGCCTGGCTGGCGGACATGCCTCCGCCGCCGTAGTCCTTCGGCAGCATCTGGCTGGCCATGAACCCTTCCCACCCGCCAGTGTTCGCCAGGCTCTGCAGCTGGCGGAGACCGGTCGGGGTCACCGGGTTGCCCTGCGGCTCGTACGACGGGGTGAACGCAGTCGGAGCGAACTGTCCGGCGATCGCGGCCAGCATGTTGTCGGTGCCCAGGCTGAGTTGATCCTGGAACAGGTTGGTCTGCTTCTGAACCTGCTCGGTCCCCGACGGCTGGATGATGCCCTTGGAGTTGATGACCGGCGGCGGCGACAGCTGGTCAAGCAGACCGAAGCCCTGCTGATTGATCTCCGGCTGGAAGCCACCGACCGAGTTGCCAGCGATGGGCTGGTTCGCATCACCCAGGCCGAAGTCGAAGATGATCTGCTGTTGTGTCTGCGGGTCCTGCTGGTTGAACCACTGTCCCCACTGGCGAGTGCCGGGGGTCGGCATGTCTTCGGGCCACATCGTCGCCTCCTCAGACGTTCGTCGACATCGGTGTGCCACCCTGGCTCAACAGTGCCTGGATGTCGGGGACGCTCAGGCCACCCTGGATGATCAGCGGCAGCAGGTTGCCCATCACCGACGAGAGCATCGCGTTCGTGTACTGGTTGTTCGTCGAGTAGTTGCTGTCCGACAGCTGGTTGGCCCGCTGCCAGTTGGCCTGGTTCTCGGCCAGCTGACCCTGGTAGTTCTGGTCGTAGATCTGCGCGGCGCGATCGTCCCAGCGCTGCTGCCACTGGTTCTTCGCTGCGCCCTGCTGCAGCCCGATGCCGGTGTCTCCCTGCAGCTTGGCCATGTCGTACATCCGGCCGGTGTTGGCCTGGTCCTGCTGGTTGGCGTAGCGACGGTTGGTCGCATCCTGCGCCTGGTTCTGCCCGAGGATGCCGAGCAGGTTGCCGAACGCCCGGTCCGCTCCGGCTGCCTCGCCCGCTGCGCCCTGAGTCATCTGTGGGCTGGCGCCCTGCGAGGCGAGCATCCGCTGGATGGCGTCGGTGGACTGGCCGGGCGCCTGACCGAAGTTCGCCGTCTGCTGCGTGGCGTACGGGTTGTTGGCGTAGTTGCGATCCATGAACCCGCTCAGCGCCTGGTACGCCTGGTCGCTCTGCGCCCGATCGTTGGTCACCGCTTGGCCCAGCTGGTTGCGCAGGTTGTCGTACATCGACGTGTCGAAGGCGGAGATCTGTGGACCGGCGTAGTCCGGGGCGTCGAATGCCGGACCTGCCTGCTGTGCGCCGGGACGGGCCTTGCCGAGTAGCTCCCACATCTTGGCCAACTGGTCCTGGTTGAGCATCGGGTTGGCGGCACCACCACCGCCACCACCGCCACCACCGCCACCTCGACCACCCGAGCCACCGCCGGAGTACACGGGCTTCAGCCTGTTCGTCGGCATCCCACCACCGCCGTTGCCCTGCGCGGTCATGTACGCGTAGATGTTCCGGTTGACCTCACTCGGGTTGCGCGCATCACCGATCAACCCAGGGTTCTGTGCGGCGATGTTGCCCGACGCCGTCCCCGGCTCCAGCCACGAGCCCGACTCGCCGGTCCAGTTGCCGGTGCCGTAGCTCGGCACGTTGCCCGACTGGCGGTTGGCCTTGGCCGTCGTCGTTGTCGATGGCTTCTTCGGCAGCTTGCCGCCCCATCCGGTACCACTCATCAGGTCCCCCCGAAGTACGGGCGCAGTGCTTCGAGGCCCTGCGCTGCGCGAGCAATCGCGTTCTGCTTCTGCGTCTCCATGTCAGCCAGGTTGTACTGCAGTCCGGACGACAGGTTGGCCTGGTTCAGGTCGAAGCCCTGCAGTTCCTGGGTCAGGTCTTGCTGGCCGCGCATGTAGTTCTGCGCGTAGTCGCCCAGGTAGTTGCTCATCGACTTGTTCATCGTCCCCGAGCGCACGCCACCGCCGGACAGGCCACGCTGACCGAACCCGGCGTACGCGCTAGGCAGGGACCGGTTGAAGTTCTTGGTCAGGTCACCGAGGTTGCGGCTGCCACGCTGCTGGGAGAGGAACCTGCCGTAAGCGTTGGTCGCGGAGTCGGTGTTGAACTTGTAGTTGAGGGCATCCGAGCCGCGCTGATAGGCCCCTGTGTCGACCACTCCATAGCCTTCGAGGCTGGCCATCAGCGGCACCTGATGATGTACGGGATCGACAAGAACGGCGGCATGTTCGTTCCCGTCGGAGCGACACCCGCCTGCGCTGAGGAGCCGTTGAACGTCGGCGTCTGAGACGAGTGGGTGTGGTTGGAGGAGACGCCACCGGTATTAGCGGTGAACGCGTGGAGGTGGTCGGTCACCGAGTGGGTGTGTGCCCCGGCAACAGAGGTCGACGGGACGAAGCCGTAGGCGTTCTCCTCGCCCAGGTCGATCCCGGCCGACGGACTGGCTCCGAGGCCATCGACGATGAAACCACTCGATCCGGAGAGCGCGACGACGTGGCTGTGATCACCGTTACTGCTCGTTCCCAAGGCGCGGTCGGATGCACCGGTCATCGCGCTCACCAGGTGGGTGTGGTCGGCGCTGATGAACCCGGTGTTGTTCGCCGCGTGGGTGTGGTCGATCGAGTGGGTGTGCGCCGGGAGCGACGAGTTGGCGCTGCCGCCGGTCGCCCCGACCGCATGGGTGGCGTCCGGACCGAGGGGGAACTTGCCGCCCATGTTCGGGGCGTTGAACGAGCCGCCCGAACCGCCCCAGGTGTAGCCGATCACGGCGAACAACTCCGGGTACGTCGCGGTCTGCAGCGGTGCCCCGTCGCACAGCAGCCACTTGCCGTTGCTCGGCGGAGCGGCCGCGCCCCACATCATCACCAGGCCGACGGGGATCACTTGATCGACGTACTGCTTGGGTGCGGCATCGAGGTTGGCGACCGGGTCACCGACCAGCTTCAGCTGGGCACGCATCGCCACGGTGCCATCGCGCTCGATGACCTCTTGGTTGATGTGCTGCTCGACCTTGGTGAAGTTGGCCTCGACCGGTTGGGCGTTCGCTGGCGTCAGGTTCTGGATGTCGTACTGAAATTGGATCTTGCTCATGTGCGCTCCCGGCGACCGATCGGCTTGATGACCACTGCGTCCACTCCCCACTTGCGTCGCGGCGTGTTCGGGGAGCGACTGAACCGCATCTGCACCGCCGAGGCGATCCCCATCGAACCGCCGCGGATCATCACCGAACCGATGTGCTCGGTGCCCCAGTTGGCACCACGCGGGTCAGCGGCACCGAGTTCGGTCCAGTCGAACCCGTGATTGGCCACGTCGTCCGCACCGCCCGCCGTCCAGTACGCCGAGCCCAGCGAAGGAATAGTGATCGTCCTGGTGCGCCGAGCGAACGTCTCGTCATAGTCGTGGAACGTCTCGATGATCACCTCGGTGTCACGCGGCACGCGCGGGCAGATCATCCGTGGCCGCTTCCACGACTTCTTCGTGTCCGGCTGATTCATGTTCATCCACGGCGTGCGGTAGAAGCTGTCGAACTCCTCGTGGTCGACCGTCTGCAACAGGTCGTCGTAGCTGTCCTCGATCGCGTCGAGGGTGACGGCGATGGCCATGTCCTTGGCCCACATGAACCCCAGCGGGAAGGTGGCGTTGACGTCGGAGCCATCGACCACCGGAGCCACTGCGCCGTGCTTCGACACGTACATCGTCCACGCGCCCTGACCGACGTCGGGATCGGCAACGAACAACGTCACCGGCCACGTCGTCGACTGGCCCGTCGCCCGGCGGGAGTGACGGCCCTTGGTCGTCGGCGCTACCGGAGGTGTGCGCTGCAGCACCGAGTCCTTGACCCACGGCGTACTGATCCACAACCGTCGCCCGGCCCAGGAGACGAACACGTTCTCGTAGGCGGTGATCTCCTCGAAGGCCGGGCTGAGGTTCTCCGACAGGTGCGTCGGTGCCTCTCCCGTGTAGCCGTAGATCCCGCCGACGTCGTTGGCCGAGTAGAAGTACACCGCCGTCTCCGACGCGGTGATCGCCGTCGAGCACGGCGCACCGATCCAGGCGGAGACCTTGGTCAGCTGCCACGACTCGCTGTCGTAGCCGTACAGCGCCCACAGGCTGTTCGTCTTGAAGATCAGCAGGTGGTCGCGGAACGACAGCAGGCCGGTGATCTTCCCGCCACCGATCTCGATGTCGAGGTAGTCCTCGTCACGCCAGGCATCGGGTCGGTTGGGATGCGACCAGCGGATGCGGTTGGGGTGGGTGGCCCCGGCCTCGAAGATGTTGCCGATGAACATGTATCCGGCGTGGCCACGGATGTGTTGGGCGGGCGGCATGACGTTGAACGTCGGTGCGTCGACCTCGGTGTACGGGCCGGGCGTCATCGTCGTCATCGACAGGTCGGCCTCGAAGCGGACCGGTGCGTTGGAGTAGCCGAGCACCGAGTACATCTGCTCGCCCCACACCGCCCAGTCGGCCATGTGCGGCTCGGCGTTGCACTGTCCGACGAGCAGCGAGGTGAACGTTCCGGACATGTCGCCACGGCACATCTGGTTGTTGTGGACGACGTACATCAGCTGCCCGGCCACACGGTTGTGCCAGAAGGCGTTGCGCGGCGTGAAGTCCATCGCCGGATCGGAGACGTCGTGGATGTCAGTGGCATTCCACCGCCGCCATCCCCGCCGAGTGGTGAACCCACCGCGCGGATCGACGTCCACGTTGAGCAGGTCGGGCGACTCGTTGGGGTCCAGCTGGAACTGGCTCTCGCGCAGGTTGAGTCCACCGACGAAGGTGGTCAGCGCAGCAGGCTGGAGGCGGTTGGCGCTCACGGGACTGGCGGCACGATCACGAAGCTCGGTCCCCACCCGGCGGGAGCGCCACCGTGCATGACGAGCGGCTTGTTGCCGACCGGCTGCATGATCGTGCGCAGCTGCTGGGTCAGGTCACGCTGCCAGCGGGCGAGGTACACGCCCTCCATCACCTCGTCCTCCTGCTGGGCATGGACGAGGGACATGGCGAAATAGCACAGGGTGACGTGCAGCCGAGGATCGAGGTCGGGGATGGACGACGCGGCGTTGTCCCACACCGGCTGGCGGTAGCCGCGCAACCTCAGGTCGACGTGCTGCTCCCGACCGGGCAGCGGCCACAGGTAGATGGCGCCCTCCCACACCGAGTAGTAGGCCGACATCCGCTCGCCCTCGCCCTCGACCGTGCCGAACATGCCCGCGGCGTTCTCGTGGACGATGGACACCAGCTTGTAGCCGCGGTCGACCTCGACGATCGACAAGATGCCGGGGATGTTGACATCCGCGGGCAGGGCGACAGCAACCTCCCCCGGCACCTTGGCGATGGTCCAGGTCGTCTCATTGCGCGGCCACTCGTTGGAGAAGGCCATCGTCCGGTCGAACGCTTCTTGGAGGTAGACGTTGAGCAACCGGTCAGGCAGGTCCGTCTCGTCGAGTTCGAGGTGATCGCGGACGTACGTCCTCAGTCCTGCGACGTCGATGACGCCACCTCCTTCTCAGTCCACGCGTTGTACACGCCTGCCTTGCGGGCGTGGAACACACACAGCCCGAGTTCCTGGATGGGGTGCGCCTTGCACGTCCCGTCCTTGCCCTTGCAGGTCACCTTCTTCGGTGGCTTGACCACCTTCTTCGGGTCCTTGTACGGCGCGGTCGACCACAGCGCGGCCGACTGGATGTGCTCGCCCGCTGATTCCGGGCGCCCGGTCGAATACACCGGATCACCACGCCAGGCGTACTGCAGCTGAACGTTCTGGCCATTGGCCAACGCTGGCTTGATGTGCGAGGAATCCTTGCTGGCGGTCACGTGCCCTCCTGTTCAGGGGCCGCTACTACACGTGTAGTAGCGGCCCCGTCATCTTGACTGTCAGGGGGTCGGGACGACGTTCGTGACCTTGAAGTTGCGCCGACGCTCGCGGGTGGTGGTGTTGCCGTAGGTCGTGATGAACGACACGCGGGCATCCAGCGTGGACCCAGCGGGCGCGCCGGGGGTGGTGCCGTTGCCGGTCGGTGCGGTACCGACCGCGCCGACACCGGAGCCGGTTGTGGCCATGCCGGTCAGGTTGGCAGTGAACGGCGACTGCTTGAAGTTGCGGTCGCTGTGGATCGTCAGCCCGACGTACTTCGAGTTCAGCCCGATGGCCCCACTCGTCGGGGCGTCCGGGTCGTAGTAGATCGGCACGTTCTTGAACATCAGGTTCTGGAACCCGAGGTTCGCCTTGTTCGTGTCGGTGTACCGGACCTGCGGGGTCAGGCTGCCCTCGTACATCTCGTAGACGTTCGCTCCGGCGAAGATCGCGTCGACGTGGTCCGAGCCACCATCGCTGGCGAGCATGAACATGCGCCGGAGGATGGCCTCCAGGTCGTCCCCGGCGATCGTCGCAGCGAACGGCAGACCGGTGATCGTGTTGCCCTTGGCGTCCTTGCCCACGCCGGTCGTGGCGTTGTACGTCGGGGAGCGCCACAGGTTCTCCAGCGTGGCGTTCGCCGGGGTGATCCCACCGGCGGGGAGATCGGAGTCGATCAGCGTGGTCAGCGGATCGAAGTCGGTCGCCTTCGGGGTCTGGCGGGTGCCGTAGAGCATCCGCACGAGGATGTCCTTCAGCGTGTTCTCGGCCTGCATCACCTTGGCTTCGAGCAGGTTGATCATCTGCTCCTTGCCGTTGTTCTGCGCCTCTTCCAGGCCGGAGATGATGATCGTGGCGAACAGCTGACGCCACGGGTACACGGCAGCGGTGATGCCGCCCTGCGGGTGGACCTGGATCTGGTCCCACGGGCCGTACGAGTCAGCCTCGCCACCACCGAGCAGGAGAGGCTCGACGATCTGGATGCCGCCGTCGGCGGTACGCACTCGGCCGTTCGACTGGAGGTACTCCAGCAGCGGGCGGGAACCGAAGATGTTGTCGGTCAACGTCTTCCGGTAGTTGTTCATCGTGGTGGACAGGAGCGTGTCCCACGAGGCGGGGAGGTTGGCGGCAATTGCCACAGGGCAGCCTTTCGGTTAGGTGCCGCCGATGTCTTTCCATGCTTGCTCGGCGGCTTCTCTGAACGTGATCGGTCCAGTCCGCTGCTGCTCCACGATGTTCCTGCTTGGTGCTCCTCGTCCCGAGGAGACCGTCTGCGTCGCAGCTGTCTTGGCTGCGGTGCGCTGACTGTTCTCTGCCGCCTGGCGTCGTTGGTGTTCCACCACGGATGCCTGGATGCGGTCGAAGGCGATCGTCTTCCAGACCATCGGCAGGGCATCGAGCCCCAGGTTGGCCTGCATCGCGGTCCCGACGACCAAACGAAGATCATCGTCGTTCAGTGCGTACTGGTTGCGGAGGTTCCCGACTGCCGCTTCCAACGCTCTGTCCGACTCACGCTGCTCGAAGCGCTGCTCCAGGGCGATTCGCGCCTGGCGTTCCTCATACAGCTGCCGCTCCAGCGGATCATCGAACTCCGGCTCAGGTTCCTGGGCCTGCTGTTGCTGATCCAACTGGTACTTCTGCGCCAGGATTGTCAGCGTGAGCGCGGGGTCCGCCTGCAGCGCTTGCTGCAGCTGGATCCCGTACTCCGCCTCCCGGCGCATCTCGGCAACCAACTGTGCCTTCCGCGTGTAGTCGGCCTCACGGCTGTAGCCACGCTGGAACTCACTGAACGGCACTTCGATCTCTTCGCCGTCGATCTTGGTCCGCACCCAGCGGTTGTCAGGATCGTCGACTTCGAGATATTGGCGAGGCGGCGCGGCGTCTTCTGCCCCGTCGATTACCTCCCCTGCGTCCGCGATGTCCCCGGCGAAACCGGGATCGACCTCAGCAGGCTGCCCGTCTAGGGCGTCTACTTCCGACACGGAGTTCCTCCTGGCGTGCTCCTGTGGTGTTCGGAGTTAATCACACGCAGGGGGGTTACGTGGGTTACTGCGGTGGCATCTGTCCCATCATCTGTGCGAGAAGTTCCGGCGGCAACGATTCCGGGCCACCCGCTGGCGGGCCTTGGGGTTGCTGTCCGAGCATCGCCATGAGCGCTTGCATGGGATCTTGGCCGGGTGGCGGACCACCCTGCGGCGGCATCCCTGGAGGACCACCACCCGCCATCGCGGCCATCTGATCCATCGGAGTCGGACCTGGC